TGAACAATCACTTGTCTTCTTTGCAAAGTCAAAATAGGAAGCTTTGGAAGAGATTAGGAAGAGAAGTTTATAATATCCCATTAGAATTAGGTGGCTTGATAAAACCTGATCCTCTACTAGCTAGTGTGGGACACTCTAACCTCAGTTTGGTGCCTAATTATGGGAATTTCAAAAACATCGAAGCTGCATTCTCCTTGATGGCTGACTTATCCCCTTTTAGAACTCAGATTGAAATTCTTGACTCTGGAGTAGAAAAGCTGTCAATTCCATCATTGTCGCGAAGTGGAACTATTCATTTATGTAAGACGCCTTCAAGAGCTAAAAGGGCAATTCGCGAATTCCTATTATCTGCACCTGAACACGTTTTTGTTAATGCACACAATTCAGTTTATGGCAATCACTTGATTCAATCTTTGATGGCATGCGCTCAAAGAGAAGGGACAGTGGCAGAGGGTGAAGGAAGCTTTATGAAATTTACATATTGTCAAACTGCATCTTCAGCTAAGCTTTTCAGAGTGAACTCAGTGCTTCTATCTTATCTTACAGATCAAACTATGGTATCACGTAATGACCTTTTTGACATGGCTGAAAAGTTTTCACCAGAGTTAATGCAGTATCATCCCATTGAACCTATTGAATTAGATTACATACAGATGAGAAATGACTACGATATGTATAAAAATGCGATGTATCATATTGTACCAGAAGAATTGAATCCTGTCCCTAGATTCGGTCATACTAATGTGCGTCGCGTGAACTACTCTACTCAAACGTACATGTATGATCAAATGCAGTCATTTGAAGCTCGAAATTTGCCAACATCATTGGGAGGTCATACTAATGTTCATCCTTGGAATTATCTAGAGTGTAAGGTGGCTTTCTCCAATTACTTAAACAAGTTGAGCACCAGACGACAAGCTTTTAGAATGGTTTTAAGAGAAAGGGATCCAGTTACAAGAAGCTTTGCCGAACTTATTTTGTTATCTAACTTTGTGGCTGGTTGTAGATTGACATACAAATTAACTGAAACTGTGAAATTCAAGAGGCCCATTGATGAGAGGTTGAACACTTTGCTTCCTTTGTTGCAAGAAAATAACTCTCCTCCTATCAATGGGTTAACAGTCAACATTTTATCTCCCGGGGTGCCTCAACTCATGATGTCTAGGAAAGTGTCAAATCTTGATATAACTGACTTAGTCAATGGATTGATTGGTGATTCAGATATTTATATTAATTCTCAGAATTTGCAAATCACTTTCCTTAATACACTTTTTAACAGTCAATACGTCAACAAGCTAACTGTGGTTCCCGGCAGACTAAGTGTGGGATTCCCTGAGAGTAAGTTCAAAAGTAGCAAAGGATCATTAGCCTGGATTCGAAACATAAACACATCAGTGGGG